CGAACAGCGGTATAAGGTGCGCGGGGTTAATTTTGGTTGGAAAGCCAAGAACCCGGTTATGTGGGGTAACAAACGCGCCGAACTGTGGGGCGCGATGCGCGATTGGTTGAAATCGGCGGCGATCAAGGAGGATCGGCAACTGCGATCTGACCTGACCGGGCCGAAAACGAAACCGGACTCAAGTGGCACGATCTTTCTGGAGTCGAAAAAGGACATGAAAGCACGCGGATTGGCCTCACCTGACGCAGCCGATGCGATTGCGGTGACATTTGCCTTTCCGGTGGCCAGCCGCGAGCACACCGAGCGCCCCCGCACTCTGCGCACCTACGACCGAAACGGCGTTTCTGCGTCGTGGATGGGGGCCTAGCACGCATCATGGCCAAGAAATCGGTCAGTTTGAGCGTCGGCCGGGGCGAAAAGCTGCCGGTCAGCAAGGGCGCGGGGCTGACGGCCAAGGGCCGCGAGAAATACAACCGCGAAACCGGGTCAAACCTCAAGCCGCCAGCGCCGAACCCCAAGACCGAGGCCGACAAAGGCCGCAAGGCGTCGTTTTGCGCCCGGATGGGCGGCGTAGCGGCCAAGGCCAAGGACGGCGAACGCGCCAAAGCGGCGCTCAAACGGTGGAAGTGCTGAAAATGGCGACCAAACCCGGACTCTACGCCAACATTCACGCCAAACAGGCCCGCATTAAGGCCGGCTCGGGCGAGAAGATGCGCAAACCGGGCGCGCCCGGCGCGCCTACGGCCAAGGCGTTCAAAGAGTCGGCGAAGACAAGGAAGAAGTAATGCCCCTCGTCAAATCCGCAAGCCCCGCCGCGTTTCGCAAGAACGTAAAGACCGAAATGGCCCACGGCAAGCCGCAGAAGCAAGCGTTGGCGATTAGTTACGCGGTTAAGCGCGAAGCAACAGCTAAGAAGACTGCTTCAAAGCGTTCCAAGTAGCTCGCATGCGTTCTTCTAGCTCAATTTTTTGGTGTTCTGCGTTGGACAGTACGGCCAGATTTTCTAGCCGATTGTCATGCGGGTCGCCGTTGATGTGGTGAACGTGCTCCCAAGACTCCAGCTTTCGCCCCAAGTGCTGCTCCATAACGTAGCGATGGACGCGCACCTGTTTTCCATCTACAGTAGTGGTCTTGTAAGTGCGCGGAGGCTTACCGCTGGGCTTAAAGCGAAGGTGTGCAAACTGCTCAAGATGCATTTTAGCCAAACACGACCGGGAGCAGTATTTGGCCGTTTCTTTTCGATACGTCGGCACGCGAAAATGTTTGTTGCACACAGCGCACACCAAGATAGCGCCCGTTCGGTCTCGCTTTTTCATGCAATAGCTCCTTACGTTGCTATTGCTTATGCTAGCACAAAATGTTTTTAGAGGAAAGAAATGAAGTCCACCACCTCGCAGATTCAGATGCTGGTTGCCAAGCAGCCCAAGGTCGGCAACCCCGGTATGCCGGCGCGCAACACGCCGACCAACGCCCACATGGCCATGTGCGGCGGCAAGAACGACGGCAGCGTGAACGTCAAGGCCACCGTCGCTCGGGTGCTCGGCAAGATCAAGTGACATGGCCGACTACACCGGGATCAACGCGGTTGGGGCCGTCGCCGTAGGCGGCTCGGCCAAAGACAAGACCGACGCTGACGTGCTGGCGACCGCTAGAACGCGGCTGTCGATGGCGATTTCGGCGTACAGCGAGAGCCGCGAAGACGAACTCGACGATCTCCGGTTCTATTCCGGCAGCCCCGACAACCACTTCCAGTGGCCCGCCGACGTGCTGGCCACCCGAGGCGCGGTGCAAGGGCAGACGATCAACGCCAGGCCGTGCCTGACGATCAACAAGCTGCCGCAGCACGTTCGCCAGGTCACCAACGACCAGCGGCAGAACCGGCCCAGCGGCAAGGTAATCCCTGCCGACGACAACGCCGATGTTGAGGTCGCAGAGGTCTTCAACGGCGTGGTGCGCCACATCGAGTACATCTCGGATGCCGACGTGGCCTACGACACCGCCTGCGAGAACCAGGTGGCGTTTGGTGAGGGCTACATCCGCATTCTGACCGAATACTGCGACGACACGACCTTCGATCAGGACATCAAGATCGCTCGGGTACGCAATGCGTTTTCGGTCTACATGGACCCGACGATCCAAGACCCGTGCGGCGCGGACGCCAAGTGGTGCTTCATCACCGAAGACATCACACGCGAGGAATACGAGCGGCTGTACCCCAACGCCGCGCCGCTGTCCACGCTGATGAGCCTCGGCGTGGGCGACCAGTCGATCAGCCAGTGGCTCAACGAGAACACGGTGCGGATCGCGGAATACTTCTACATCGAGTACGACACGACCGATCTGCACCTGTACCCGGGCAACCAGACGGCGTTTGCCGGCACGCCGGAGGACAAGCAACTGCGGGCCATGTTCGGCAAGCCGCTGCGCAGCCGCAGGGCCGACCGCAAGAAGGTCAAGTGGTGCAAGATCAACGGCTACGAAATCCTTGAGGAGCGCGACTGGGCGGGCAAGTACATCCCCGTCGTGCGCGTGGTCGGCAATGAGTTTGAGATCGAGGGTCGGCTGTACATCAGCGGTCTGGTGCGCAACGCCAAGGACGCGCAGCGGATGTACAACTACTGGGTGAGCCAAGAAGCCGAGATGCTGGCGCTGGCGCCCAAAGCCCCGTTCATTGGCTACGGCGGCCAGTTTGAGGGCTACGAGCAGCAGTGGAAGACCGCCAACACGCAGAACTGGCCGTATTTGGAGGTCAATCCTGACGTTACGGACGGCCAAGGGAGCATGCTGCCACTACCCCAGCGGGCACAGCCTCCGATGGCCTCAAGCGGCCTTCTGCAAGCCAAGATGGGCGCGTCTGAGGACATCAAGTCCACGACGGGCCAGTACGATGCCTCGCTGGGCATCGGAGGCAACGAGCGGTCTGGTCGGGCCATTCTGGCACGTCAACGCGAAGGCGACACGGGAACCTATCACTATGTGGATAATCTGGCCCGCGCTGTTCGTCATGTTACTCGCCAGTTGGTGGATTTGATCCCCAAGATTTACGACACGCAGCGCGTGGCGCGGATCATCGGCGAGGATGGCGAGTCGAGCATGGTGAAGATGAACCCCATGCAGCCCGAGCCGGTCAAAAAGATCGTTGACCAGAACGGCATCGTCATCGACAAGATTTACAACCCCAGCGTCGGCAAGTACGACGTGGTGGTCGTCACCGGCCCTGGCTACGCCACCAAGCGCCAAGAGGCGCTGGAGGCGATGGCTCAACTGCTGCAGACCAACCCGCAACTGTGGGCCGTGGCCGGTGATCTGTTCGTCAAGAACATGGACTGGCCTGGCGCGCAGGAGATGGCCAAGCGGTTTGCCAAGACCATCGACCCGAAGATTCTCAGCGACGAGGAAGACCCGGCGCTGCAAGCCGCCAACCTGCAGATTCAAGCGATGGCGCAGGAGATGCAGCAAATGGCCGGCTTGCTGCAGAACGTCCAGCAGTCGATGGAGGCGCAGAAGCTGGAGATCGACCGCTTTAAGGCCGAAACTGACGCTGACGTTAAGGCATACCAAGCCGAAACCGACCGGCTGAAGGCGGTTGCGGCCGGAATGCAGCCTGAGCAGGTTCAAGAAGTTGTGCTGCAGACGCTGCGCGATGTAATGACGGCTGGCGACTTGGTGCAGCCGATGGAGGCCCGTGAGGCGCCTGAAATGGGCGAACCGATGGAAGGGCAGATGCAATGAGTTGCGCCGATTTTGTGGGTACGCTGTTTCTGGCGCGGGATGTCGCGCACAGCGTGCACCTGAACACCCGCTCGTTCTCCAAGCATTCCGCGCTCAACGAGTTCTACGACAACATTGTGGAACTCGCGGACAAGTTTTCTGAAGCCTATCAAGGCCGGCACGGGCTGATTGGCCCGATCACATTGATGTCGGCCAAAAAGACGGGTAACATCGTTGAATTCCTTGAGGATTCGCTCAAAGACATTGAGGAAATGCGCTACAAGGTGTGCGACAAAAACGACACTGCGTTGCAGAACATCATTGATGAGATTGTGGGGCAGTATCTTTCTTCGCTCTACAAACTGAAATTCCTCGCGTAAGGACACGACATGGAACTGCTTAAGCCTCTTTCCAAGGCCGATTACCCGGCGTACACGGCTACGGCTGGTGCAACGGCGGGAAACACGACGGCGTGGCTGCCTGGCGCGCAGGGCGTGCTGGTGTGGTGCGACCAGCCGTGCTACGTCGAGGTTGGTGTGGCGGCTACGGCTACCAGCGCCAGCACCCCGATTCCGCCGTTCACGCCGATCCCGTTTGCCGTGCCGCTGGATACCACGGGTGCCCCGTGGCGCGTCAGCGTGCTGCGCATCGGCAGCACTGACGGCACGGCGTACTGCAAGCCGCTGAATCGTCAATGAGCTTCTTCGGCCCCGACCTGCGCAACGCTGTGGCCATCGGCCTTGGCAGCATTGCCACGCTGTTTTCGGGCCGTGGCAACGATCAGGCGCAGGCCGATCTGCTGACCGAATCAAATGACAACCTCGTCCAAGAAGACGGTGGGTTGATCTTGCTGGAATAACGCCATGCCAACAGTGTCTTTGTCTGTGTTTGGTGGTGTCGGAGCGCAGTTCTTTGACAACAACGGCGTTCCGTTGGCGGGCGGCAAGATTTTCACCTACCAAGCCGGCACCACAACGCCGCAAGTTACCTACACGTCTAGCGCCGGCACGGTAGCGCACACTAACCCCATCATCCTGGACGCGGCGGGCCGCGTACCGTCTGGCGGGGAAATCTGGATTGCGTTGCTGCTGTACAAGTTTGTCCTCAAGACCTCAACAGACGTGCTCATCGCCACCTACGACAACGTAGGCAGCAGCTTCAACGCGACGGCCATCATCGCCAACTTTACGGGCGACGGCTCTACGGTTGCGTTTACGTTGGCGAGCGCGCCCGCTGGCGAAAATGCCACCAATGTGTACATCAACGGCGTGTACCAGCAGAAAAACACCTATTCTGTCTCTGGGACAACGCTGACATTTTCGCAAGCGCCTCCAGTTACTTCGTCAATCGAAGTCAACTACGTCTAAGGAACAATCATGGCCGACAAAAAAATCTCAGCGTTGACCGCAGCGAGTACCCCTCTTGCCGGCACCGAAGTCCTGCCGATTGTACAAAGCGGGGCGACGGTAAAAGTGTCCGTCGCAAACCTTACCGCCGGGCGCGCGGTTGCAACGGCCGGAGGGTCGTTTACTGACAACATCACGCAAAGCACCGCAGCCAAAGGCGTCAACTTCACCGCCAACACCCCCGCAGCGGGGATGACGAGCCAGTTGCTTAACTGGTACGAGGAAGGAACTTGGACTGCCACACTTGGGCCGGGGGTCACAGTCAATTCAGGTTCATGGGCTGCAACTGCGACTTACACGCGCATTGGTAGAACTGTGTTTTGGAATGTTGTGCAAACAAGCGGCAACATTTCTGCATCTGCGGGTGTGGAAATTTTTTCAGGGCTGCCCTTTGCTTCAGTTCGCGCATCGGCTTGCACATACACAAACTCCGCCGTCAGTTTAGCGGGTGTTGGATTAGCTGAAACAAACAGTAAAGTTTATGTTGCGGTTGCAATTACAAATCAAACCGCGTTGCGGTTCAGCGGCACCTACGAAGTTTAAGGGGTCGTCATGTCTCTGACAAAAGTAACGTACTCAATGATTGATGCCAAGATCGCCAATGTGGTGGATTTTGGTGCTGATCCAACTGGTGTTGCCGATTCGACGGCAGCAATACAGGCCGCGCTAAACGCAGAACTGAACGTCTATATTCCGCCGTCAACCAGCGTTGCATTCAAAATCACTGCGCCTTTAACCATACGGAATGGCACTACCATTTACATGGACGGTGCACGAATCACCAGCACAGTTGCCGGAATTTTTCGTTTACCTTCTGGCGGCAGATCAACCATTTACGCTGCGAATGCCGTGTTGCAAACCGACACAACAACCGCAGGCGCTGCAATTGCTTTGGCCAGCGGAGCGACAACCGTCACAGAATCAAGAATTTACGGATTTCCGCTAATCATTCAAGCAAACAATCTCGTAGATAATGCGTCCCGTGGTATTGACATGCGCGGGTTTTATCGCTCGTATTTAGAAGTTGCGGTAAGTAACTTTTACTACGGCGTTTATGCAGATGGTGATGCCGGCGCTACGTTTGCCACATACTACAACGTGCTGATGAAGCCGGACATTCGGTGCGGTCAGCAAGGCTATGCTATTTGGCTGACCAATCTATGCAATGCGTTCACAATTGTCGGTGTCAACATCAACGGCGGCGGCGTGGGGTACGGCGGCATCGTGATTGAGGATTCTGGCGCTAACTCTATTGTTGGCGGGTATCTGGAGAATTTTGCCGCAAATGCCAGTTCGTTTGGTATTTCACTGATTGACTCCAGCGCTGTCAATATCTCCGGCGTGACGCTGGATCAATCTGCTGGCGATCTTACGGCTAACTACGCCTTGAAGTTGCTGGGTACAACCGATGGTTGTTCAATTATCAACCCGCAATTTGCTGGTTCGTGGAATGACACAACTCGTCTGCTATTAAACACGGCATCAGGAAAAAATTCGTTTATCGGCAATGGTTATACCAACGTGTTTGCGCTGGGGCAGACAGGCGCAAGTTTGACTAGCGAAGGCGCGTTTCTTGGGCAAACGACCATCACTACAACTAGCGGTAGCGTCACTTACCCATCAGCCAAAACATTTCGCGCAAACGAAGGGTTGTTGGTTGAAAACTATGTAGAAGTTGGTGGAAGCCCTACGTTATACCCCGGCTTTTACATTGGCACTGGTTCTCCCGAAGGTGTGTACGCTGCTGTAGCTGGTTCGATTTATTTGCGAAAAGACGGTAGTGCCGGCACATCGTTTTATGTGAAAGAATCCGGCACCGGCAACACTGGCTGGGTTGCCAAATGATTGACACGCGCCTTCTTAGCGCATAATCTGAGAACTGTACTGGCCCGGCAGACCAGGCGCTCAACGTGAGCAACCATGACCCAAGAAACCTTAGCGGAAGTTGACTCCGCGCAACCAGCCCCCGAGGTGACGGCCACCCCGGATACTGCATCAACTGAGCCGGTAGTCGCTGAACAGACGCAAACTGAGCAGACCGAGGAACGCAAGTTCACTCAGGCTGAACTGGATGCGATGATCAGCAAGCGCCTCGCAAGAGAACAGCGCAAGTGGGAACGCGAGCAGCAGGCCAAGCAAGCAGAAATGCAAGCGCCGCCCAAGG